ACAAACCGTGTTAAGTTTTATTCAAATGGCGTGCAGTTAACCAGTACTACAGGCACATTTCCAGCCCAAAACAGAGATAGTGTTTTTAATACATCTGGTTTTACACATGGCGTTGGTGGTTATTTTGATGGGACACTTGCGCCTTATGATGGCTATATGGCTGAAGTTTATTGGATTGACGGTCAGCAACTAACTCCAAGCGACTTCGGTGAAACAGATGCACAGACAGGTGTATGGAAGCCTAAAGGATACTCTGGCACATACGGTACTAACGGATTCTTCCTAAAGTTTGCAGACAACTCTGGCACGACCAGCACAACGCTTGGCAAGGACAGTTCAGGCAACGGTAACAACTACACACCTAATAACTTCTCTGTAACTGCTGGTGCTGGCAATGACTCCTTAGTAGACTCGCCTACGCCATACGGTACAGACACAGGTGTTGGTGGCTCCGTTAGAGGCAATTACTGTACTCTCAATCCTTTATCTACGACTGCTGGTACATATACCCAAGGTAATCTTAGGTATGTAGGCGCATCCGCTTTTAGAAGAAGCAACGGAACACTAGCGTTATCTACTGGTAAATGGTATTGGGAAGTTACTTTAGGTAATAATCCGTTTTCACCAAGAAATAGTGGAAGTGTTTACAATGCTTTTGGTTTTGGATTATCAACTGTTTTTAACTCTACGACAGATCCCACATCAACCACAGATGCGTTAATTTTACACGATAGCGGGTATTACAAGAATTTTTCTGGGTCAGTTACCGATGCTGGTTCTGCTTTTGTTAGCGGAGATGTTCTTTCAATTGCGGTAGACTTAGACGCTAATACATTTACATTTTATAAGAACAACAGCCAACTAGTTACTGGGACAATAGGCGGCACTGTGGGGCGTGAACTAGTCCCAATTATTATAAGTGACAGCGCAACCTATGGCGTGATGGATTGCAACTTCGGTCAACGTGCCTTTGCCTACACAGCCCCCTCTGGCTTTAAGGCATTGTGTACACAGAATCTGCCTACTCCAGCGGTAGTGCAGGGTGATGATTACTTTAATGCGGTGTTGTATACGGGTACGGGCACATCTCAGTCAATCACGGGTGTGGGCTTTCAACCTGACTTGGTGTGGGTAAAACAAAGAAGTGCTGCAAAAGACAATACTCTTACTGATGCCGTAAGGGGTACTAGCAAGGCCCTATTTTCAAACACAACTGGCGCAGAGGTTTCTGGTTCATGGGTTACTGCTTTTAATTCTGATGGTTTTACAGTCGGTACTGAAGCAGATGCAAATCAAAACGGTATAACATTTGTAGGCTGGAACTGGAAAGCCAACGGCGCTGGTGTAACTAATACAGTAGGTAGCATAACCTCAACCGTAAGCGCAAACACTACTTCTGGTTTTAGTGTTGTTACTTATACGGGTAACGGTTCTGCTGGGGCTACGGTTGGTCACGGACTAGGTGCAGTTCCGCAAATGATTATTGCAAAATCACGCAGCAATATAGGGGATTGGCCTGTCTACCATGTATCGCTTGGTAATACCAAAAATCTAATTTTGAATACAACCGCAGCAGAAACAACATCCTCTAGTTGGTGGAACAATACAACCCCAACTTCTACATTGGTTACTTTAGGAAATAATTCTGACATCAATGGAAGTACAAGAACATATGTAATGTACTGCTTCGCACCAGTAGCGGGGTATAGCGCCTTTGGAAGTTACACGGGTAATAGTTCTACGGATGGGCCGTTTGTGTATCTAGGATTTAGGCCGAGGTATGTGCTGATTAGGAAGACAAATTCTACTGGTAACTGGCAAATACAAGATACTACACGAACCCCATTTAACTGGACGTGTGCCGCTCTATTTACTGATTCTTCTGCCGCAGAAGTTACAACAGAAGCAGAGGCCACATATGGTCGTGATTATTTATCTAACGGTATGAAGATTAGGGCAAGCCACACTTCACACAATAACAGCGGCGATACCTATATGTACATGGCTTTTGCCGAAAACCCCTTTAAATACAGTTTAGCCCGATAGGAGAATCAAATGTTTCAACTCAATGGCAACCCAATCTCAATAGATTCTGAAGTAACAGTTAATGGAGTGCGCTATCCACACCTGCGTGATCCTGCTCTGCGTGAGCAGTTAGGCGTGACTGAGGTAGCAGACCCAGAGCAGTATGACCAGCGGTTCTACTGGGGCGTAGGCAATCCTAAACTTCTAAATGACCGTGAGGAAGTAGACCAAGACGGCAATCCTACGTATGTCAAAGTCTTGGGTGAGGTCAACGGTAAACCTGCGATGGTTGACTCCACAGACCGTCTAGTCACCAAGGGTCTTAAGAGCCAATGGACTGCACAGGTTAAACAGATTGCAGGTTCTATGCTTGCCCAGACTGACTGGATGGTAGTCCGCAAGGTTGAGAGAAACATTGATGTGCCTGCCGCTGTTGCTGCTAAGAGATCTGCTGTCGTTGCTGAGTGCGACAGACTAGAGGCAGCCATTACAGCCTGTGCAGACGTAGAAGCATTGATTACTGTTGTAGGCTCACAGAACTGGCCCCAATGAACGCAATGTGGCAGATGTGGCAGCAACGGTATCCTAAAGAACTTTGTAGCACCATAATAGAACAAGCAAAAGAGATAGAACCACAGGATGCAGTAATAGGTTTCCAAGGCTCTAATGTAGACACCAAGATTCGTAGAAGTAAGGTTAGGTGGATCACTAGAGACAATAAAGACCTTGGCTGGTTGTACCATGAGATAACAAACTTATTTCATATTGCTAATCATAATGCTTTTGGATCTGAGTTGTGGCACTTAAATGAGATTCAGTTTACAGAGTACAACGCAGAAGACCAAGGTTATTATAATTGGCACAATGATGTAAACTGGGACGATGGTAGACAAGTACACAGGAAGTTATCTCTGGTGTGTCAACTGTCTAGCCCAGAAGAGTATGAAGGTGGCGAGTTTGAGATGCAGCCGTTACATCTCAGCAGCCCTAAACAAGAGCACCTTAAGACACAAGGAACTGTTTTAGTGTTTCCTTCGTTTATAGTTCATAAGGTAAACCCCGTAACCAAGGGCACTAGACACTCGCTAGTAGCCTGGATGGAAGGACCTAAGTGGAGATAGTGATGTCACCAATAGACCAAGTTAAAGGACAACTTGACACCCATGAAGCAGTCTGCGCTGAACGCTATGAAGGCATCAACGCTAGGCTAAAGAGACTAGAACAGATCCTTCTTGGTACTACTGGCTTTATCGTAGTTCTACTACTCAGCTTAGTTCTTAAAGTAGGCTAAGATGAGCAGAAAAGTCTCGGCAGTTACAACCAAGACCAACACTACCAAGGAAACTATTCTTACGGTTCCCACCAAGAATACTGGTCTGTGGCAGGTAATGTATGTAATTAGCCTTACCGGCAATGACACTCCAAAGGTCTATTGGTACGATGTTTCTACTAACACCGAGTACTTCATTGTTGGTGGTAAAAACTTAGGCGCTGGTGAGTACATACTATTAAGTAATGCCGAAGTAGTAATGCAGGCTGGTGACCAGATTCGAGTACAAAACTCTAGCACCAACACAGTAACTTACATAGCAACAGTAGAGTTTATCCCTGAAACCGCAGTTCAATTCCAATTCTAAGGAGAATAGTATGCCAATGGTAAACGGAAAAAAATACCCTTACACAAAGAAGGGCAAACAAGAGGCAGCTTCGGCAAAGATCAGCAAACTCCGTAAGGAAGGTATGCCCCAGAAGCAAGCGGTTGCAGTTGGCCTAGCCATGACAGGAATGTCTAAGAAGAAGAAAGCCAAGAAATGAAACCCGGCCTCTATGCCAACATCAATGCCAAGCGTAAACGGATAGCGGCGGGATCTGGTGAGAAGATGCGTAAGGTCGGCTCTAAAGGTGCCCCCACTGCTAAGGCCTTTAAACAAGCTAAGAAGACTGCGAAGAAATAATGGTAAAAAAAGTATATCAGAACCCAGAAGGTGGCTTAAATGCCAAAGGCAGGGCATACTTTAAGAACAAGGAAGGCGCTAACCTGAAGCCTCCCGTGTCTGCTAAAGAAGCTGCAAAGTCTCCTAAGAAGGCTGCTCGTAGGAAGTCTTTCTGTGCCCGTATGAGTGGTGTTCCTGGGCCTATGAAGGATTCTAAGGGAAGACCAACAAGGAAGGCTTTAGCACTAAAGAAATGGGATTGCTAAATGGCTAACAAAACTTACTTAGAACTTGTCAACGAAACCTTGGTTCGCTTGCGTGAGCCAGAGGTTACTGCCGTTACTGACAATGCCTATTCTAAACTTATTGGTAGGTTCATCAACGATGCTAAACGGCAGGTTGAAGATTCCTATACTTGGAATGCCCTGTCAGAGACACTGACTGTTAGCACCTCTGCTAACCTGTTTAACTATGTATTAACTGGTATTGGTCAGCGGTTTAAGGTCATCGATGTTATTAACTCACAGTCTGACTGGTTCTTAAACTATGAGACAACTAGGAAGATGGATGAGTTGTTCTTAAACAGTGGCACAGTCTTGATTGGTGCTCCTGATCGTTATAACTTTAACGGTGTAGACAACAACGGAGATACACAGGTAGACCTCTATCCTATCCCTGATGGTGTCTATGACATCTACTTTAACGTCATCAAGCCACAGGCAGAATTTACCTCTGCTTCGACACAGATCAAGGTTCCATCAGAGCCTGTAATCTTCTTAGCCTATGCCAAGGCCTTAAATGAGCGTGGTGAGGACAATGGATTAAACAGTGCTGAGGCTTACGAGTTGTATCGCCAGTCTCTATCAGACCATATTGCTGCTGAGGCTAATCGTTATCCTGAAGAACTCATCTGGGGTTCCACTTAATGAAAAGAATACAGACCGCTACTATTGCTGCTCCAGGCTTTCTAGGCCTAAACACGCAAGAAAGCAGTATTCAGTTGTCTTCAGGCTATGCTCTGAAGGCACAGAATTGTGTTATCGATAGGTATGGTCGTGTCGGCGCTAGGCGTGGCTGGGCACCTGTTAATACGGCAGTCAACACAGACTTAGGATCTGGTAATGCTGTAGAGTTTATCTTTGAGATGATTGATGTTGGTGGCAACCAGACCATCAGTGCCGGTAATAACAAGTTGTTTACTGGCACCACAACGATGACCACCAAGACTGTTAGGACACAGGCCAACACTGCCGATGTGTCTTACACGATAACAGGCAACAATTGGCAAGCTGCGGCTTTGCCCTATGGTGACGGCGCTGACGCTATCTCCCACGCCTACATGGTACAGACAGGACACCCTGTACTGGTCTTCCACAACCTACCTACTCCAGGCACCGGCGCTACCTTCTCTGTGGCTACGATTAGCGGTGGTGGTGGTACTGGTCCGATAGCGACAGTAACAGTCACTGCTGCTGGCTCTGGCTACGGTGTTGGCGATGTGTTAACTCTAGCAGGCGGCACAGGTTCTAATGCTAAACTAACTGTAGCAACCCTTAGCGGTACTGGTGTAGCCACTGTGACAGTCTCTACTGCCGGTACAGGATACACAGTTGGTAACTCTTTGACCAGCACAGTAACCACTGTTACTAATGCACACACCCATTCTGGCTCTTTTGGCTTTCAGCAGTTAGGCGATGTTGGCACTCTGCCGACAGGATACTCTGTAGCAGACTTTAAGCCCAACTGTGCCTTAGCTGCTTATGGTCGTATCTGGATGGCAGACATTGTTGGTGACAGACAGACTGTGTACTTTAGCAGGCTCTTGGACGGATCTGACTTCCAAGGCGGCGACTCAGGCTCTCTGTCGATCAACTCTGTGTTCCCTAACAATGACCAGATTATCGCTCTAGCGGCCCACAACGGCTTTCTAATCATCTTTGGTAGAAACAACATTGCTATCTATAGAAACCCTATAGATGTCACTACCTTGGCCTTAGAAGACTTTATCCCCAATGTAGGCTGTGTTGCTAGGGACTCTGTACAGAACACAGGCACAGATATTATCTTCCTGTCTGACTCTGGTGTGCGTAGTCTCCAGCGGGTTATCCAAGAGAAGTCCCTGCCTATGCGGGATATGTCTAAGAACGTCCGTGATGACCTTATTTTAGCAGTGGCCTCAGAGACAGCTAGCACCATCAAGTCTGTCTATTATGACCGGGATGCCTTTTACCTACTTACTCTTCCAGCAACTAAGGTTACTTACTGCTTTGATATGCGAGGTGCTCTACAGGACGGCTCTGCCCGTGTCACGATATGGGATAGCCTTGATCCAAAAGCCTTGTTTGTTAACCAATCCAAAGAACTGTTGTTAGGCAAGCCTGGTTATATCGGTAAGTACTACGGACACCTAGACAATGCAGCTACCTACCGGCTACAGTATTACACCAATTACTTTGACTTTGGTAGTCCAACAGCCTTAAAAGTCCTTAAAAAGATAGGGTTTGTGGTCATTGGAGGCTCTGGTGACGCTGTAGCCATCAAATGGGGCTTCGATTACAAAGAAAATTACAATAGTGAGACGAAATTGCTTGACACTGGCGTAGTTTACGAGTATAATATAGGGGAATACAACATTGCTGAATTCTCCAATGGTGTCGTCCTAGACCAGTTCCAAATCAACGCAGGCGGTAATGGATCTGTCCTACAACTAGGATTAGAAGCAGAATTAAATGGTGATCCTCTTTCTATTCAGAAAATCGATGTCTATGTCGCACAAGGAAAAACAGTATGAGCAATTACACGAAAGCAACTAACTTTGCATCTAAGGATGCTCTTAGCACTGGCAACCCAGCAAAGGTCATCAAAGGAACTGAGATTGATGCAGAATATACCGCCATTGCCTCTGCCATATCATCCAAAGCAGACAGCAATAGCCCAACACTTACAGGTACTCCGTTAGCGCCTACAGCGTCTTCTGGGACGAACACTACGCAGATTGCTAGTACAGCCTTCGTTGCTACGGCAGTAGCAGCAGTGTTACCCAGCGGTGGTATTATTATCTGGTCAGGTTCTTCCGCATCTATCCCTTCTGGCTGGGTATTATGTGACGGCTCTAATAGCACACCAGACCTGCGGGATAAGTTTGTTATAGGTGCTGGTAATAGTTATGCCGTAGCTGCTACTGGTGGTTCTAAGGATGCTATTGTTGTATCGCATACCCATACGGCAACATCGACATCTTCTGTAACAGATCCTGGGCATACGCATAACTTTAATCAACAAATCGGTGGAACGGCTGGTGGAGGAATCTTGCCATTAACTACTGGTTCATCTGCTAGTGGATATATAGTGGCAAACACTACTGGCATCACGGTTTCAACCTCGACAACCAACGCATCGGCGGGCTCGTCTGGAACCAATGCTAACCTACCGCCGTACTATGCCCTTTGCTACATTATGAAAACCTAATGAACAACGAACAAATAAAAGAGTACCTAACTAAGTCTAAAGATACCGTAATACGATTAGACAACTTAGTTGAAAATGAATATGGTTTTATGTCTTGGACTGAGCACGATGATGCTTTAGTTGCTCTGCAAGTTTATGGCGATGGACACTATTGGAATATCTATCTCAATGAACTAGCAAAGCAGTTAGGCTACAAGAAGATAATCATGGGCACCAAGCGTAATTACAAAGCATTTGAGAAGAAGTTTGGATTTAAACTAACTGGTTATATTTTAGAAAAAGAGGTAATCTAAATGGGTAACGTAGTGGGAAGCATAGCTGGATCACTCATAGGAGCACGGTCTGCAAGAAAGGCAGCGGCAGAGCAATCAGCCGCAACTAGGTATGCAGCCGATGCTCAAGAACGTGCTGCTCAATTAGCAGCCGAAGAAGCTAGATTTAGACCTGTAGGTATCTCTACTAGGTTTGGACAATCACAATTTCAATATGGTCCTGAAGGTCGTCTTAGTGGTGCTAGTTACACTACATCGCCAGAGATACAGGCTCTTCAAGACAGGCTCTCTACCCTCTACGGAGACAGTCTAGGGCTTGCAGAGCAGGCTGTAGCACCTTCTCAGACCTTGTTTGGTCTTGGTCAGCAATACCTAGCAACGACACCAGAGCAGGCTCGTAACCAGTATCTGCAAGAACAGTATGCAATGCTTGATCCAATCCGTCAGCGTGAAGAGGCAAGATTGGGTGCTTCTGTGTTTGGTCGTGGTCGTGCAGGCCTTAACATTGGCGATGTAGGCCAGCCTGAGTTGGCTGCATTGGCTACAGCAAGACGCACACAAGATCTGCAACTGGCTGCAGGAGCAGAGCAGGCTGCTAGGGACCGTATTACTTATGGCACTGGCTTATTTGGTGAGGCTGGTAGATTACAAACATCAGCACTAGCACCGTTCCAGACTCAGTTTGGTGTATCTCAGTTGCTTGAGCAGGCTGGACTACAGCCTCTGGACATTGGTGCTCAGTTGGGCGGCAGAACAGCCACGGCAGGAGCACAGGCTGGTCAATCTCTCCTACAGGGCGGTTTAGCAGCAGCACAGACCAGGCTTGGTGGGCAATTGGCATCTATTGCTGATAAATCTCGTGTTAGTCAAAACCTAATGAAAGACTTCTTTGGAAGTTTAGGATTTGGTCAACAACAGCAACCAGCACCTATAAGTCAAGCTACTCCGTATTATCCAATGGGTACCGGCAGTGGTGGCGGCTTCGGCTACAACCCCGACATTGACACATCAGGTGGTTATTACGGAAGTTCTTCAGGCTTTGAAGACATGAGTGGTGGTTACAGCCCTTACTAAAGGAAATAGAAATGGCAGAGCAAACATTATTTGGTTCTTATAATCCTCAGTTGATACAGCAGGCTATTGAGGCTGAACGTGAGCGTGGATTATTAGAACAGGCTAAGTTAACTCCACGAGAGGTTATTAGTCTCGGTGCTGCTAGATCAGGCCAGCAGATGGGTCAGGCCTTGGGTGGAGTTGTCAATACTTTATTTGGTCTGCCTTCGGTGCAGGACCCAAGACTACAGCAGGCACAGTTGGGACAACAAGCCTACCAAGAAGCCTTACAGGCCTCAGGTGGCGATGCTTCTTCACCAGATTTCTTTAAGAAGTTATCAGACTCTGCGGCTAAATTAGGTGTAACTACATTGGCTCAACAGGCTGCTGTGCAAGCTGCTAAGTTAGAGGCTGAGCAGATGCAGGGCTTTCAGAGAAAGGCTGCTGGTATAGCGTCCTTGGCTCAAGCAACTAGAGAGAAAACAGAGGCGCCTCTAACTATTGCTGATCGTACTCGTCTAAATGAGTTAATTCGAGACTTTGGTACTGACGAGGGTGCTAGACGGTTTAGAGCAGAACGTGATGAAGCAGAGCGTAAAAAAGCCGCTGCCGGTGCTCCTCCTCAGACACCCACAGAAAAAGCAACATTACCGGGCAAAGCTACACAACTTGGTAAAGTTGAGGAAGCTGCTCTTCAGGGCGCTAAAACAATTGAAACAGCCAATTCCATTGACCGTGTTTTAGATACAGCATTTACTGGCTTTGGAGCAGATGCTAAATTGCGTGTTGGTCAGATTGCAGAAGCCTTTGGAGCAACTGTTACTGGGACATCCGACACAGAGCAATTAAAACAGTTGCTTGCTCAGTTAGCGCAAGGACAGGCTCGTAGTCTTCCGGGTGCATTATCTGAGAAGGAATTGGCATTCTTGCGTGAGGCTATCGGAACTGGTAACTTTACTGTTAATACTTTACGGACTGTTACTAAACGTCTTCGTACAGATGCATTAGCATCTGAGATTGAGAATCAAGGCGCTCAAGAATATGTTTCTAGTGGCGGTGATTTAAACAAGTTTAACTTTGTTGAAAACCGTAAAAAGGCAATAGACCAGGCTAAAAGGCAGATTAATGAGCGTGAAGCCAAGCAAAGACGGATAGATGAGTTGCGGAAAAAACAAGGAGGCCAGTAATGGCGTTAACACCCCAAGAGCAAGAAGAACTAACAAGGCTTGAGACAGAACTTGCTGATTCTGTTATGGTCAGAGGCTCTAGGCCAAAAACACCCGGAGAAGAGTTTAAACAAGCGGTTGTGGAAAGCCTACCATCATTAGGTGGAATGATAGGCGGTGTTGCTGGTGGTTTACTAACAAGAAGTGTTCCTGGAGCTGAACTTGGTTCTGCTGCGAGCGCTGCTGCTATTCGTAGCATGATTGGTGCTGGTTTAGGCGGCGCTACAGGCGAAGCAGCAAAGATGGGTATTGAGGGTGTTTCGCCCTCTGTTAGATCAACTTTAGGTATTCTTCGTGGTGGTGTTGAGCAGGCTGCTTATGACGGCATAGGTAATCTTGTATTCAGTGCCGGTGGTAGGGCCTTTCAAATCACAAAAGATGCTTTGTCTAAAAGGTTTGCTGGAACACCCCCAGAAGATGCTATTGTAGCTGCTCAGAAGTTATTACAAGAAGGCGGTGGAACACTAACACCATTCCAAGCCACTAAAGATTCTTGGGCTGGTTTTAAAGAGTCTCTCGCTAGAGGTTCCTTTACTGGTAAGCCTGTGTTTGAAAAGGCCGCTGAGAAGAATGTTGAGGCTATCGCAAGTGCTAAAAATAAAGCTCTTGATGAAACCTCTACTAGAATTTATGACAGTCTACAGACTGGTAAAGAGTTTGCAACGGCAATCCAAGAAGGTGATGATGCTCTAAAAAGCCTAACTAGGCCTTTCTATGAGGCCTTAGATAAGGCACCAAAGATTGCACAGCAGCCTGTATCTCTTTCTAGTATCAAAGGAGATGCCACAAAAGTTCTACAATCTGCTGATGCTCTTGGCGGTTTAACACTAGGTTCCAAAGAGCGTGGATACATTGAAGCAATAAATGTGTTGCCTGATAACATTGGTTTTGCTCAGGCGCACGATATAGCATCTTCACTAAAGACAACTCTTCGTGATCTGAAAAGGTCCTCAGAGCCGGATTCTAAGACTGTCTTTCGTCTAAGTAAGTTAGTAAGCGACTTAGAGAAACAAATGGATGTTGCTGGTTCTAAGTTTTCTGGTACTGCAATTCCGTTTGAAGGAAGACTTGCAGAAGAACAGTCTGGTAATTTAGCACAGCAATACAAGTTCTATTCTAAGTTCTATAGGGACAGTATTCAGGATTTGTATTCAGATACGGCATCAAAGTTACTCAATAAAGACCCAGAGTTTGTTGGCAAATCTATCTTCCAAAACGGTAACGTAACTGCTTGGGAAGAGGCAAAACAGGCTTTAGGAAGAGCAAAGCAGTTAAATCCTAAACTTAATGTACAGCAGACACTAGAGTCGGTACAACGTGGATACCTCGAGAACCTGCTAAAGTCTGACGATTCTTTTGCCAAACTGGGTGATAAGATTAAGAACGATGAGGCAGTTCGCCGTACATTTGAGTCAGTTCTACCAAAGGCTGTTCAAAGTCGTGTTAAAACACTCCTAGAGGCTGCTAAATTGTCAGAAGGACAGCCTAGTGCTACTGCTCCTTTGTTCTTTGCTGCGCAGCAGGCACAGACCATTGGCGCTGTTGGGTCATTAGGTGCCTTGCTTTTAAGCGATGAAGTTAAAGGGCTTGCCGCTGATAACCCGATCAAGACTGCTTTAGTTGGCGGTACTATCCTTTTAGGTCCTCGTTTCTGGGCAAAAGCAGCAACATCGCCTGAGGCAACTAATGCCGCCTTAGGTATCCTTAAATCTCAACAGTCTGGTATTCCTCTAACTGGAAATCTATTCCTAAAGGCTACACAGGCTTTTGAACGTGCCGGTATTATAGCTGATGACCTTATTGCCAAGTCAGAGCAAAAGGCACAGCCAGTTGGCTTAACAGACGCAGAGAAAGAAGAGCTACAGCGGTTAGAAGCAGAAGTAGGGCAGTAACATGAGCGAACCAGTCACTCAAGTTGCCAAGGCTGCTGTCGCTGGCATCAAAGAGGCATTGGCGGTAGGTAAGGAACTGGAGTCAGTCACCAAGGACATTCAAGACCTTGGCAAGGCTGATGTGCAGGCCAGAGCCGCCTTCCGCAAGAAGCAGCTAAACAGGCCCAAAGATACCTCTGTGTTCTCTGCCGTTGAAGAATGGCGTGGATTGTACGAAATTAAGCAGATAGAAGAAGAACTCAAAAGAGACATCATCGAGAAGCACGGTCCTGCTGCCTGGACTGAGGTAGAAGCAATTAAACAGCGTATCTTGGCAGATAATAAGAACCTAACTGATGAGTTTGGCAGGGATCTAAAGAAACTTAATGAACTCAAGATTTACTGCTTTTTGGCATCGCTATTCATAGTCACTACTTACTACATCTTTAAAGGACACCTGTAATGCTATCGCTTATATCCTCCGCTATCGGCTTCTTTGCCTCTGGACTGCCACAGGTACTAAACTTCTTCCAAGACAAGGCAGATAAGGCTCAGGAACTTAAACTAGCCCAGATGCAGACTGAGCGTGAACTAGCATTGGCAGAGAGGGGCTTTTTAGCCCAACAGAGGGTCGAGGAGATCAGGACAGACCAGATTGCCCTCCAGACCGATGCAGACCGCCAGGGAGCCGCTTTAGAGCACGACAAGGCTATTATGAACAACGCCTCTAAGTGGGTTGTTAATCTAAATGGCATCGTAAGGCCTGCTGTGACCTTTATCTTTGTGCTAGAACTGGTTTTAATCAATATTGGTCTAACCTACTTCCTGCTACAGGGCGGGTTAGGCAGTATGAACGTAGAGCAGTTTATCGCAGCTACGGATGTTATCTTCTCTGAAGATGAGATGGCTTTGCTGTCAGGAATCATTGCTTTCTGGTTTGGTTCTCGTCAGTGGGGCAAGAAGTGAATGTATCAAAAGAGTGTATAGAGGGCATCAAAAAGGATGAAGGAGTTAGATTTCGTCCCTACCGCTGTCCGGCTATATTGTGGACTGTTGGCGTTGGTCATGTTATTGACCCTAATCATATAAAGGTAAAATTAGATGAACGTAAAGGACTTGCAATCCCTGATGGGTGGGATCGAACTCTCACAATGGACGAAGTCAATGCAATCTTGGCAGCAGACTTGTCTCTCTTTGAACGAGGCGTACTTAGACTATGCCCTCAAGGACTTACCCAAGGCCGCTTTGACGCACTGGTCAGCTTTAGCTTCAATGTTGGACTCGGCAATCTACAAAGGTCAACAATCCGCATGAAGCATAACCGTGGCGACTTTGAAGGCGCTGCGGAGGCTTTTATGGCATGGACAAAGGCTGGTGGTAGGGAACTCCCCGGCCTTGTCAAACGCCGTAAGCACGAAAGAGAGATGTACGAGAAAGAATAAAAAAAGAGCCTCCGAAGAGGCCCGTTAAGTACTACACCCTAGACTACCAAAAAACCATTATTCTGAGGATGAACAAGTCAATGACGACACAGTGTTCCTCTTCAAAGTCATCAACGTATTCAAACCCCAACATACAACCACCAATGATGTGCAGTAATACTGTCATGTCAGATCTCGCAGTGCCCAGCAACGCAGGCTAATGTTTGTGCACCTTCGACATTGTCTTCTACCTCGACTAAGTCGTCCCATTTGATTTCTTTAGGCATCTTAGAGAGCATCTCTTCGTACTGCTCTTTATTGCATTCCTCATAAGGAGCCTGTCGGTATGTGCCACCAGCCCAAGGCAGGAAAGACACACCAGAGATTTCATCGAAGTTCCTAAATACCCAAGCCCCGACATCCATCCATTCATCTTCTTTGACTGAGATGGTCACAGACGGTTTATGCTCACACCAGTGACGCTGATACATCATCCAGACATCGAGGTGCTCAATTGCTGTTAGATCATCACGCAACCGTGCTCCTTCGGGAGCCTTCATCGGAAATGAGAAGACTACTGTGCTGTCTGGTCGCATTACGCAGTCTTCGGCAGGCACACCAGCAGAAGTCAGAAACGCCGAGAGAGGGTCCTTTTTATCCCCACGAACACGGCGAATATAATACTGGCTATGTCTAGCGTGAATACCAGAGGCGCTATCAACAAGTTGAGACACAGTGCCGCTAGGTTTGACACAAGTAATCGCAGCAGACCTAGGAATTCCCAACTGTGTTGCAAGGTCAGAGTTGGTATCAACGGCGACTTTCCGTAGTTGTTCAAGAGCCTTCGCAGTGCTGTCACTTACTTCTCCCATCCATTTGTTATCTAAGATACCCGTCAACGATACACCTAAGAGACGCTCTTCTTCAGTGTTCTTCTGCCACACCTTACGCAGATAAGGGAAGTGCGTCATCGTAGACTGGAATGTGCCCAGAATCGTTGCTATCCTAATTTTGTTAGATAGTGATTCAACGGTATCTTCTGCCCGTACAACGACCTCTGTGAGGTTACAGAACTGATAGGGTCGAAGTATGATTTCGCTACAGGGGTTAGTTCCGAAGTCGTAATTCGGATCACGTCTGCCGTTCTTTGCAGCTTGACTCTGACTTGCTTCTCGTGAGAAGATTCCTCGCTCTCCAGAGTGACTGTTGTATAGACTTGTCCATTCTTGGAGAAACTGTCCAATATCTGGTTTAGAGTTATAAGTTGCTGAGTTGTTAGCGAGTGCCCTATGTCCATTTTGTTCCCACCAGTTTCCAGATTTACAAGACCGCATACGGTCATCCTCAAGGTCCGACAGAGAAATCATTGCACTCCTGCGTACCCCACCGACAACAACAACTTCCCCGATTTTGCAGAGAATATCATGACACTCGATTGATGTAAGTTTTCTACCAACTGCTCCTCTAAATTTGGCAATAGTGAACTTAAAAAGTTCATCCAAAGGTCCGGGACCAGAGGCACGTCCTCCAAAAGTTTTGAGCCTGGCTCCAGCAGGTCTAATTCTGTTAAGGTCGTATCTTGCCACTTCCCCAGAGTATAGTAAAGCGATGAGTTGGCGTAATGCCTTAGCCCACCCTTCCTTAGAGTCTGCAACCGAAATAGTAGTTTGAGAATCAAACAACTGATCTGGCACTTCAGGTAACTGATCGACATATTTGTGCTCCACAGAAAAGCCTACACCTGTACCACAGAGTAGGATGTACATGGCCTCATCGAAGGCTTTAGGGTCATCAACGGGAAGATAAGAACAGTTGTAGCCGGCAGTGTTGTCCCGGTCAAGGGCTTTACCTGCGGTCATGATAGCCCTCATAGAAGGCATCACTTCCAGGTTCTTGACTGCACTGATAAGTTCTAGGCGTAGGTCATTGTTAGGACTCCACTTGTAGTTCTTGTCTAGGTGGTCAAACATAAAAGCAAAGTAACGGTCTACTGACTCGCCCCAGTGCTCTCGGCGGTTTTGATCAGGGATGAACCGGCTGTACCGGCTCTTGGCAATAAAAGTGCTATAGGGTGTCATCTAAGTCTATCTCCAATTCATCAAATTTATCTTCTATCTTATCTGCAAACTTCTCTATTAGTTCTTCTGAAGAAATATCTAGCACTTCCAAGATTGTAATTTCGTCTAACTTCTTCATTCGCTCCATTATATCTCTAATCGTCAACGACATAATCTTTTCAGTGCTTCATCAAGCCCTGCCTCCCAGTTAGTATAAGGTTCATAACGTATAAGTTCCACTGAGTCATACCATGTAGTCTTGTCTGTATCAGTAGGCAGGTAAAACCATCCTGTCTTTGATGCAGAGCCAACCAAGTTCAATGTCCTTACCCCAAGTGCTCCTGCTAAGTGCGCTACACCAGTGTCAACAGTTACGACTGCCTTCAATGACTGTATCTTCTTAGCCGTTTCAAGCCAGCTTCTACCATCTAAGTTCTCTGGCATAAAGTCAGGCTGAATCTGTAATGATACCACTTTGTGCTTCTTTGTCAACTGATTATAGAACTTTTCTGCTAAGTTTCTAGGAATAACTTTGGCACTGGCGTTCCATGAATCATTGTCGCTATACCAACAAAACCCTATCTGGCTTGTCTTCTTTATACCCTTAAACTTGAAGTAGCCAGCACTGCCATAGACGGGGCCGCCATCGTCCATAGGAAACACATTGTACTGTAGCAACAGAGCCGGTATAGACATCACCTTGACCCGCATTGCTGGTACTTGGCAGTTCTCATCAGTTAAGACACCATCAACACCATCGAGCGAGGCTATCAGGTTCATCAGTGGCTTTTGCATATAGACACTAACAGACTTTACTGGCAGCTTCTTGAGCAGAGGTATGAACCTAGAGAACATGATTGTGTCGCCAACGCCTTGCTCGTTAGTGACTATCAGGTGTCTATCTCTAACATCATACCCTGGTTCCCAGATGATGGACCTAGACAGTGGTGTCTTCATTCCAAGGGCAAACTTAACCTTGCGAATCTCACGGCACTCATACAGGTTAAAGCCCTTACTCCACTGAGCCTCTTTTAGTAGACCATAGGCCCTATCAAGATCACGCTGACTCATTTGTAATACACAGCCTTTATCTTGTCGTAGTTCTCGATAGCGTACTCAAGATAGTGCTTTGCCTTTTCAAGGTCCTCTTTGCCGTTCTTCTTAGCGTGACGCTGCACATACTTAATCACATTACACAGCCAAGGGTCCATCTGCCAATCAAGGAAGACATCCCAAGGCTGGATCTGCGTCTTGTAATGGTTGCCACCAATCTGCCTAGCCTTGATGTAGTCCGCTAATGTTTCAAGCTGCTGTGACATGAGCGTGTTCCTTTACGGCTTTGGTTGACTTTGACCAAGTTCCACAATGGGTACATTGGAATCTTTGAAAGGTTCCTGTGGTCGTATAACTAAAACCTCTTTTTTGTAGTTTGGCACTTCCGCAGGTGGGGCATCCAGTGGAATTATACAGGTTACGATTAGGATGGTTTCTACCAAGCCAAGGGAGCAAACGCTCATAGACTTTCTCCAATAGAATAACGTCTTGTTTGTTGTACTTCTCCATCACTTTCCAGGCATCAGGGTCTTTGTTCATACACTTAACCCAGAGTTGATAGCCCTCGTGTGATGCCTTCTTACCAAGGTCGAGCCTCTGTGCGATATGGTCTAGCTTATTGCTTGCAAAACGGAACTCTTTGCGAACTACCTTTAGCAAGTCAATCTGCTTATACGGAGCAGGCGGTGCCAGATGGTGCAGCAGGAACTCTTTGTTCAGCACAGGAATGTCAAAGCGAGTGCCGTTGTAATGGCATACTGCATCGGCTTCAGAGATCAGGTCATGTATCTTACGGAGCATGAACTTAGGCTTTGTATCTTGCACAGAAGAGAACATCACCTCTTTAGAACCGTACCACTTAGCAGCCCAACACAGAACATAGGACGACTCTAACAGATGGTCTGGGCTGATGTACTGGTCACGAAGGCCCCAAATATGTGCAGTATTGGGGCTTGTTTCGATATCAAGCATCAGTAGTTTCATTGGTCATCCTTGTTTAGTGCTTCGATGTAGTCCTCTAGTGTGTCAGTCATGGTAACTTCCCTGTTGAAGAAGTCTTGAAAGAGACACTCATGACTCAGGCCTTCAATGACTACACGCTTGCGTACACCTTCAAAGCCGGTGTGCTCAAGGAACTTACAGAACTGCCACAGAATGGTTTCCCATGTCTGGTCATCAGCGAACTCATGGAATGATTCTATCGTTGTCTTTGATGGGAAAGGACTGTTGCCCTCATCTTCAAAATCACCACCTTCATAAATAAATCTAAAACTACTCATTGCTGGCTCTCCTTAATAGTTCAAAAAAGTAAACACAATCTACCACAACCAAGGGCTTATCTCTGTTTTGCTTGACAACGACAACTGGTTCGTATCCTCCTGCATTTGCTTTTGCTTGTTCATAGAATCCGTAAACAGAGATACTTGCTCTGGACTTGCATTCCAGACTAATTGGCAACTGCCGTCTGGCTGCTGGACTGAGTAGCAGATCCTCCCCCGTTGCGCCCATACTAACTGAACGGACATCATCTTGCTCTAGATTGAACTTTGCTAGGATTAGGTCCCTTACGGCTTGTTGCAGGACTCGCCCTTTTGCTTTCGCTGACGATGGCTTCAAAGCTGATTTCCTTTCTGTTTTTAACCCAAGCCTTTGGTATGTGCATCCTGGCATTACTGCTCTCCATGCTGACTGTGCAGGCAATACAGATGGCTTCTTCTGTTTCACCAACAAGCCAACCGATGCTTTTACACGCATGGATTTCTGGTTTGACATTCTCTTGCCATTCGACATCAGCTACAGCATCCACCCACTCGATATAGATTATCGGGGCTTTCTCCAAAGTTGATTTGGCTTTCTTCGTATCCATAGTAACTGCGCCTGTTCGCATAAGTATTCCTCGTTGTTGTCATAAGCCTTCAATACTGCCTCATAGAGTTGGTCTTCAGTCTTACAGCCCTTTAGTATCTTCTCAGCCTTCTTAGGGCCTATTCCATGCAATCCCGGTATATTGTCAACA